TTAGTTATAATCATTCTAAATTAATCTAAAACAATTATTTTTTTTACTAAAAATTTGGTTAATTAATTCAATTGAATTAATTTTGCATTGTGGTTCTACCACGAAAAAGCACTACCTCCACAGGAGGTATTACTTGGCGGTAAAAACTTTTGCAAAGGTAGTGTTTTTTTGAAAGAATCACAAGTGGGATTATTAGTAGTAACAATACGAGATTAAAACAGAGCTTTTTGCTTAGCCGTCCTCCCACTACGGCAGTGAAAAGTTCTGTTTTTTTATTTGAAAAAGATGACTGGCACAACAGTATACCAAATCGACGAAAGAGACCTAAACGCCTTTGTAGCGGAGGCTGCCAGACGTGCAGGCTTAAACCCTCTGGAAAAGTACAAGCACACTATGGTAAGTGTGTCGTGGGTGGCAGAGCTACACAGCGTATCAAGAGCTACTGTGATAAACTACATAAACGACGGACTGATAGAGCCCGAAGTAAGAGAAGTAGAGGGCGGCAAGTACAGGTTTAGAGCCGATTATGCCATATCGCTCGACTTCAAAGAATTGAAAGAGCAACTAAAATCGAGGAAAAACGCAAGCAAATAAACCTACCACTATGCAACCGCAAGAATTCAAGAAGATAATGGACGGGGTGAAGCAAGGTATAAGTGTACCTGCTACAACGAGTTGGGCAAGCGATGAGACCGTAGATATATACTGCGACATAGAGGTAACGGAGGAGTACTCGCTGAGTATCGACGGCAACGGCTACGGACACATAGAGCACGAGGACGGACGAGGCTACTCGCCTACCTACGATGAGTTTGTGATAGACTGTGTAGAAATCGACGAAGTGCACGCTTTCCTTACCGCCGATGTAGCGGCAGAGGTAGAAGAATTTACTGCAATGCAGGAGGCAGAGCTAATAGAAGCATTAAACAAACATATAACGGTAGAGCTATGAGAAGGGCATATATAGAGTATAAGGTAGTGAATAGGGCAACAGGCGAGGTATACGCCGAGCACCGCACCAGAGAGGACAACCCGAACTTCGATTGCTACATAAAAAGAGGCTATGACTACAAGAGATTTGACTGCGTATGCAGTGCAATAAAGCCCGCCAAGATAAGCAAATCAGATGAGAGGTTTCTCGAAAGGTTATTCAACGAAATCGACAATAAACAATTAAAAGTAAAATAGATATGAACAACAAACAAGCGAAAATAATGTATAGGCTATCGGACATAGCAGGTATGATACTGGGAGGTATAGGTATGGTGCTGTTATGTGTCGCCGAACCGATAGGTCTTGCGTTTGCGGGCGTAGCGGGCGTGGCTATTATCATAGCAAACAGACTATACGACAAGGCACACCCCGACAGAGAAAGCAAAAAGGACAAATATTACAGTTACAGAAATCAGTAAAATAAATATAAACAATTAAAAAGTAAAAGGTTATGAAAGAATTAATCAGGATACAAAACGAACTGAAAGCACCGAAGGGACAGTATAATAGTTTCGGTAAGTATAGTTATCGGAGCTGCGAGGACATACTCGAAGCGGTGAAGCCACTACTCTCTTCATACGATTGCATATTGACGCTGAGTGACGAGATAACGCTTATCGGAGAACGGTATTATGTGAAGGCAACGGCAGTACTTATGAACGATACGGGCGAGAGAGCGGAGGTATCGGCATACGCACGTGAGGAGGCAGACAAGAAAGGTATGGACGGTTCGCAGATAACGGGAGCGGCAAGTTCGTACGCACGTAAATATGCCCTTAACGGACTATTCTGTATAGATGACAACAAAGATAGCGACACGACGAATACGGAAGCAAAGAGCAAGAAGTCGGCACAGGTGAAAGCGGAAGCAGCAGGGCACACAAACGCAGACCTTGAGCTTGCGGTGCAAGAGATGAAGGAAGCGAAGACAGTAGAGGACTTGCAGGGAGTATGGATAAGATGGCGGGCGTTCCAGAGCAATGCCGAATTTATGAAGCTTAAAGACGCAAAGAAAAAGGAGCTTGCCGTATGAAGAAGACGAAACTGAAACCGACGGGGGTGATACTCGACGACAGCCATAGATATTGGGCAGCGGGCAAAGAGTTACACGGCATAACGGGTGTGATAAAGAAATACGTCTTCCCCGATATGTATGAGGGAGTGTCGGAGAAGGTATTGGATGCCAAAAAAGAGTATGGCACAATGGTACACGAGGCATTGGAAGTATTCGACGAGTTCAGCACGAGGAGCGAGGAGTTCGCAACAGAAGTGAACGCATACGAGGTAATGAAGAGCCTGAACAATGTAGAGGTATTGCAGAGTGAATATATCGTTACCGACTATGAGCGGTATGCCACACCGATAGATAAGGTGATATTGAAAGACGGACGGCTGGCAATAGCAGACGTAAAGACGACATACACGCTGAACAAGAAGTATGTGAGCTGGCAGCTATCGATATGTAAGTATCTGTTTGGACTCGTTAACCCGAAATTGAAGATAGAGGGGCTGTATGCCATACACGTAAAGGACGGCTCGGCGCGACTTGTAGAGGTGGAAGAAGTACCTGCCGAAGATGTGCAGAGGTTGCTCGCGGCGGACGCACGAGGCGAGGTAGTTACATTCGACAATCAGGTAACAATAGCAATAGACGAGAAGAAGGCACTTGCTCTGATAGGTAAGATAGCAACGGAGCTTGCTATCAAGAAAGAGATAGAGGAACATATAGAGAGGTTCGAGACCGAACTGAAAGCGATGTGTGAGGGACTGGGTGCATTTAAGATAGACAATGATATGTTTACGCTGACGAAGACAGCAGACTACGAGCGAATGAGCTTCGACAGTAAGATGTTCGCTGAGGAGCACCCCGCACTATTCGAGCAGTACAAGAAAAAGACGCTTGTAAAAGGAGGTATTAAATATAAACTAAAATAATAAACAGAGAGATGATTAAGATTAGTATTTGCCTTTCGGATTTGCCGAAAGAGAAGATTGTAAACGCCGCTAACGGCAAGAAGTATGTAGACCTGATAGTATCGGAGCGACGTGAGCCGTCGAAGTATGGGGACACACATACGATATACGTGCCGCAAACGAAAGAAGAACGTGAGGGCAATACGCCCCGAGTATTTGTGGGCAAAGGGACTGAATATAGGAGTTTTTAGAGGTATCGCCAAACACAAGGGTCTGTATTCACAGGGGAGCTGATTAGTGGCAGTCTGAGGTAGGTTCGAGTCCTACCCTCCCCACGAAGTAAAATTAAGAATTAAGGATTAAAAATGAAGAAATTATGGCAATAAAACTGTACAAAATTTTAGACTCGAGATACCAGTACATTTCATTTAAGAGAAACGAACGGGGGAATTGTTTTGGTATCAGTCTGTTTGACGAATATCTGAACAATCAGATGTCGGTTGTTATGGAGTCGGACGAGGCTATGGAGTTTTTGAAAGACATTTCAGAGAACATAGAAAAATAGTATAGGGTATGAAAGGCGACAATAGAGATATTGGAGGTTATGCATTGATGGACAAAATGAGAAGGGCACGTAGAACGTTTAGGTTTACCGCTACCGAACAGGCTCTGTTTTATGAACTTGTAGCCGTTTGCAATAGCGAGGATTGGGCAGACGTTTTTAGTTGCTCGAACTCAGAACTTTGTTATGCGATTGACGTAACCGAAAGAACACTTATGACCGCCCGCAATACATTGGTAAATGCAGGTTTGATTTATTATGAGAAAGGGAAAAGTACGAGGTCGAGAGGCAAGTACTCTTTTACGAAAGAATTCGAGACGGTAGCAGAGACGGTAGCAGAGACGGTAGCAGAGACGGTAGCAGAGACGGTAGCAGAGACGGTAGCAGAGACGGTAGCAAAAAACGACACCCACATAACTTATAATAAAACAAAACAAAAACACAAACTAAAAGTAAAAGATAATACTGACGTATTATCCCAAAAATTTGATTTTAAAAAATCACTTTTGAGTTATGGTTTTGAAGAAAAATTGGTAGACGATTGGCTGTTGGTTAGAAAAAACAAAAAGGCAACAAATTCGGAAACTGCATACAGCCAATTTATCTTGGAGGTGGAAAAAGCTATTGCGAATTATCCGCTAAAAATCAATGATTTATTGCGACACATAGTTGCGAAAAGTTGGAGCGGATATAAAGCAAATTGGGACGTAAGTGAGATATGGCAAAATGCTAACAATCAGAATTTTAACAATCAAAAAACTACGGTAAAAAATGAACAAAACAAGCAAAGCGGAGCTGCTCTCGGACGTGTTGCGACAGGAGCACAACACAGAGCCGTTACGCTCTGAGGGACAAGAGGAACAGGCATATACGTGGCGAAATCTCGGCAACAAGACGCTTGATATACTCTACAACTATCTGAGAGATAGAGGTGAGAAGATGTTAATGGACGATTATACCAAACAGTTAACTGAGTATTTGGCACGGTGGTACTGCGGTGATAATCAAGAGGTAGCCGACGAGGTTAAGTTACACAAAGGTTGGCTGATACGTGGCTCGGTGGGAGTGGGTAAATCGAAGTTGCTGACATCATTCTGCAAGGCGGTAAATGCAGACTTCTACGACGAGATAAAACGGAGGCAAGCACCTGCGATAAGGCTTGTGCACAGCTTCGATGTGCAGACGGCATACATCGAACAGAACACCACGACGATAGAGGCATTGAAAAGTATCGATATACTCGTAATCGACGACGTAGGCGTGGAGAACTCGGAGGTGCTTTACTACGGTAATCGTCTATGCCCGTTCGTCGACTTGTACGACAAGCGGTATCGCTCTGATTTGCGTACCGTATTAATAACAAATCTGCTGCCAAAGTCGGACGACGACAAAGAGGTAACGCTTAGGTCGAAGTACGGCGAACGTATATACGACCGCATACGTGAGTGCTGCAATGACTTTGTTTTTGAGGGGGAGAGTAAGAGAAAGTAATTAAGGATAAGAGTATTAACAATTAAAAGATAAAATATTATGCAAAAAATTATGTTTAACGATAGGTTCAGTTTAACGGACTTGGTACTGTCGGGACAGAAGACACAAACAAGGAGAATTATAAAACTACAAGACGAACGCCTTGGCTATTTGAGAGGTTGGAATTTGGATTACGAATTTGCTGAGTTCGGCAGAGAAAGAGAAACACCTTTGAGGTTATGCCCGAAGTATTACGTCGGTGAAATGGTCGCAGTGGCTATGAGTTATAAATCAATTTATAAAAGAGTTGCAAAAAATTGGGAATATGCCGAAGATTATAAAAGAGAACACGAAAATTTGGCGGGGTGGAATAATAAGATGTTTACGAATACAAAAATGCCATTTGCACAAATTAAAATCACCAACATACGAGTTGAGAGATTGCAAGATATAAGTGATGAAGACTGTATGAGAGAGGGAATAAGGGATTACGAAGATTATGTCTTTTTTGAAAATTTTTCTTCCAGAGGATACAACAATGTGTGTTATTATAGTTTTTTGCGAGATGCTTTTGCGGACTTAATAAATAGGATTAGCGGCAAAGGCACTTGGGAGAGCAATCCGTGGGTTTGGGTTTATGATTTTGAATTGGCTAAATAAGGAATAAATATGGATAAAATAATTTTTCAATACATAAAGAACGCTTGTTCGGAACTACACTACAATATATCAAAAGACAAATATGGTCTTCAATATTTTAATGTAAATAAACACTTTATATCAATAGAAACGTTTGATGATATTGTGATGAAGTTTGATGGGTATACATATTCATTGTATTTTAAATGGTCAGGATACCTATGTTACGAGCCACATAAAGAAAAAATTAGAGATAGAGATAGCTTTTGGAGCATAAACGAAAATACTCTTATTCTCGATTTTCAAAATATAAATGGGAGAACGAGAACTATCTTTCTTACAGAAGAAGAAAAAAAAGAATTAACGAAAACTATAAGAGAAACAATGAGGTTTGAAATCAAAGAATAAACTAAATTAAAAAGTAAAGTAAAATGAAACAAACAATTGAAATTGAAGTGCCTGAGGGGTACAAGGCGGTGTATAATAAGGACACGCAAAAGGTTGAAATAGTAAGGGTTGAACTGCCTAAATCGTGGGAGGAGTTTTGTGAGAACAATCCTATAAAAAATTGGGAGTGCTTTATTACTGAACGCTCAAAAATAGAAGATTTTTATACAGAAGATTCAGTAACAATTCCAGAAGAAAAAAGAGCGAGAAATGTAGATACAGATAAAAGTACTTTACCAGATAGAGAAACAGCCGAAGCTTTTATCGCCCTTATGCAGCTCATACAGTTGAGAGATTGTTATCGACAGGGGTGGAAGCCTGATTGGAAAGATAATACAATTAAACATTGTATTATTTGTCTTGGTGAGGTTATTGATAAAGATTGGAATATGGAACATTGGAATATTGGTGAACAACGTATTTTGTCTTTTCAAACAGCTGAGATTAGAGATAATTTTATGTGTAATTTTTATGATTTAATCGGAAAAGCAAAGGAGTTGATATAGTTATGAAAGAGATAGAAGTAAAGAAACATCAAGAGAAGATAGTCGTTGAGTCTGCATTGGTCGATGAGAAAGATGAGACGCAAATTTATACAGAGATAGACGTTTTTGTCAATGAACCATATTCCTATTTGGCGGATAGTGTTGCTGCCACTATAATAGGAATGGGCGAAAAAATCCATAAGAATATAAAAGGGGCGGAGGCAAAAAAAACAATGAGACAGATAAAGTTTAGAGGTTGGAATGAGAAGAATAAGATGTAGTTATACGGAGACTATGTAACAGGGGTGTATATTGACCCTGAATATAATAGTCCTTCTGTATCGCACTTTATAAGTACAAAAGAAGGAGAAAAAAGTAATGAAGAAGTATGATGTAGTGATAGGTATTGACCCCGATGTAGATAAGTCGGGGGTTGCCTTTCTGATTGTAGAAAGCAGAATTATAGAGGTTTATAGCCTTACCTTTGCTGACTTGCTCGACTATTTGCGAGAAATAAGAGACATTCTTATGAGAGAAGGTAAGTACTTTGTGGTGGTAGTTGAAGCGGGTTGGCTGAACAAGGCACATTGGCACATAGGTAAAGGTGGCAGTGCGGCACGGTCGGCACTTATCGGTAACCATACGGGACGCAACCACGAGGTAGGACGTAAGATAGTAGAGATGTGCAGGCATTACGGCATAGAGGTGGTGGAACAGCCGCCGCTGCGTAAGATGTGGAAAGGTAGAGACGGCAAGATAACGAACGAGGAGCTGCAACACTTAGCCATTATAACGGACAAGACCAATCATATAACGAACAAGACCAATCAGGAGACAAGAGACGCAGCTCTGATAGCTTGGGAATATGCGGGGCTGCCGATACGAATAAAAAATTAGGAATTACAAAATATGTATATGGACAAGAAAAAAGAATTAGGTGTACCCATTATCAGACGACCATTGGCGGCGGTATACAAGGTTACAGGGATAATTGCAATAAGTGAGGAAGCGACAAATAGTAGACGACGTGATTGTGTGTTTGCTCGTATGTTATTCACTCGGCAGTGCAGTATGTTGGGAGTATCGAACACCATAATATCGGAGCTGCTCCGTACGTCAATGCAGAGCGTACTTCGATACTTGCGTGTATTTGATGATGAATGTAAGTATAATGCGGCTTTTAGAGCGTTAGCGGACGAGGTGGAAGAAGAAATGGAGTGTTATAGGGAGAGCGACAGGCGTAAGAGAGAGTATATTGATAGGTGGGGGGAAAAAAATTTAATGATATGAAAAAGAAAGACTTTGTGTGGCTAAAAGTAATTTTACTCATTATATTGATTTTAGTACTTGTAGTGTTTTCTGCCATATTAGACAAATGGGTATATTTACTTATTTTTAGCAAAATGAAATAAAAAAATGATAGATGGTATAACAATTAAGAAAGTTGCCGAAGATTTAAGAAAATTAATAGACAGAGTACCTGACAATGCAAAGCCATCGGACGTACGGATGTTGAAGGCGGGATACAAAAATATGATAGATATAATCGAAAAAATCTTTTCTTATGAAATTCACGATAAGGAGACAGGAAGATAAACAAGCGGTGCTATCGTACTTGGAGAAGCTACCGACGGATAAGCCGTACTTTGCTGAGATAAAGCAGATACGGCAACGCCGCACAATAGACCAGAACAGCCTCTACTGGTTGTGGTTAAAGTGTCTGCAAGACGAGACAGGCGAAGACAGGGAGAGGCTACACGAGTACTTTAAGGCGAGGTATTTGGGTGTTAGTACAGTGGAGGTATTTGGGGTAGATGTACAGATGTCGGCGAGCACGACAAAACTCGACACAAAGGAGATGACGCACTACCTTGACCGTATACAGCAGTTTGCACTTGCAGATTTGGGTATTGCGTTACCAAATCCCTCCGATTTATATTGGGAGCAGTTCTACCAGAAGTATAGGGGGTGGATTTGAGTCAATTAAGAATGAAAAATTACGAGTTACGAATTAGAAATAAGTCGGTACGGATAATATGCAGATAAACGAGAAGCAAAGATTGGCATATAATTATCTCCGCGATGATGATTACACATATATCACATACGGAGGAGGTGGTGGCGGCGGTAAATCGTGGCTCGGCTGTGAATGGCTGATGCAATGCGGCTATAATCTGCCCGATACTCGTTGGTTTATCGGGCGTAACAATCTAAAAGACTGTCGGGAGTCTGTATTGGTTACTTGGCGTATGGTAGCCAACAGTTACGGATTTACCGGATACAAGACATCGAACGATAGCATACGGTTCGACAACGGCAGCGAGGTGATATTTCTTGACCTCACGTTTTACCCCAAAAAAGACCCTCTATATGAGCGTTTCGGCTCGAAGGAGTTCACAGGGGGGTGGATAGAAGAAGCAGGCGAGGTGCATTACTTGGCATTCGAAGTATTGAAGTCGCGTATCGGACGATACAATAATGTGCGTTATGGCATTCGTCCGAAGATGCTAATCACTTGCAACCCGAAAAAAGGTTGGTTATACAAAGACATATATAAGCCGTTTGCCGCGGGGGAGTTGCAGAAGCCGTATTGCTTCGTTCGAGCATTGCCGACGGATAACCCATTTTTGCCTCCCGATTATATCGAAACGCTGAAAGGTATAAAAGACAAAGCAACACGAGAGAGGCTGCTATATGGCAATTGGGACTACGAGGACGACCCATCGGCATTGTGCAGCTTCGACGCAATATCGGACGTATTCACGAATACGGCACCGTCGAGTACACGCAAGGCTATCAGTGCCGACCTTGCTATGCAGGGGCGAGATAGGTTTATCGCGGGCTCGTGGCGTGGACTGCAATGTACGGTGAAGATAGACAAGGGCAAAGCGACGGGTAAGTCGATAGAAACGGATTTAGCCCAACTGATGAAGACCGACGGTGTCGGTAGGTCGCAGACGGTAGCCGATAGCGACGGTCTGGGAGCATACTTAGAGAGCTACCTGACAGGAATAAAGACATTTCACGGCGGTAGTAAACCATTCGATAGTACTTATAGTTCGCTCAAAGACGAATGTGCATATAAGTTGGCTGAGGCTATCAATAACCGGTGGCTGCAAATCATTTGCGCCAAAGAGCAGGAACAGGCGATAATGGAGGAGCTCCAACTGCTGATGGCTGACAACGTAGATAACGACAAGGGGAAGAAGCGTATCGTATCAAAAGAGCGAATGAAACAGATAATACAACGCTCACCCGACTACCTCGATATGTTAATTATGGGAATGTATGCGGAGGTGCGTCCTCAGAATGCAGGAATAAGACGAATTAGCTATAAATCCTAATTAAATTTAGGAACAATAAAGCGGGGTTATTTGTAATTTTGAATTAAATCAATAGATTGAGAATGAATAAAATAAGCAAGGATTTTATTTTCAAAGATAATCCGAGAAAAATTACCGATAAGCAGCTATCGCGTTTGGAGAGAGATTTGCACAGGTTCGGCGATTTGTCGGGCGTGGTGTATTGCCGCAATAATAAGGCGTATGTCGGTGGAAATCAGAGGTCGAAGATATTCGACGGCTCACAGATAACGATAATAAAGGAATATGATGAGCCATTGCACGATAAGACTGTTGCTATTGGTTTTATCGAATGGAATAACATTCGGTATTGGTATCGTGAAGTGGAGTTTTCGGAGAGCGAATTTCGTGAGGCTTGTATTGTAGCCAACAACGACGGCGGCGATTGGGACTTCGACCTGCTCCAAGAGTGGGATATGGACGAGTTGGCAAGTTGGGATTTTGATACTTCGTTTTTCGAGGAAGAGAGCTGTGATAGCGAGGCAAAAAAGCAGGAAGCACGAAAGAGCCTTCAAGAGCGGTTCGTTGTACCGCCCTTTTCGGTGCTTGACACACGTCAGGGGTATTGGCAGGAAAGAAAAAGGAAGTGGCTCGACTTGGGCATAAAGAGCGACGAAAGCCGCGACAAAACGAAGGCTGATGGCTCGTTTGCCGGTAATGTCCCTCGCTTTTACGCCTACAAAGAGGACACCGAACGCAAGTTGGGCGTAAAGCTGACACATAAGGAATTTGCAGATAAATATTTATCTGAATATATGTCTACATCTGATACCAGATTAAAACATACCGATAGCGGAGCTATCTTGTCTGTTTTTGACCCTGTATTGTGTGAGGTAATGTACCGTTGGTTTTGTGTCGATGGCGGACAGATATTTGATCCGTTTGCAGGAGGTTCGGTGCGTGGTATCGTTGCGGGAATGCTCGGATATGGCTATCTCGGGATAGACTTGCGAAAGGAACAGGTCGAAGCGAACGAAAGACAAAAGCGGGAAATTGCTCCGAACGCAGATATTCAATGGGTAACAGGTAACTCAATAAATACAAGCGAGATTTGCGGGGGTATCAAAGCGGACTTCGTATTCAGCTGCCCCCCTTACTTCGATTTGGAGGTGTATTCGGATGACAAAGAAGACCTCTCCAATATGTCGTGGGACAATTTCAGGGAGCAATACGGAGATATTATTCGGCAGTCTGTCGATATGCTCAAAGACAACTCTTTTGCCTGCTTCGTAGTAGGCGAAGTGCGAGACAAGAAAACGGGCTACTATCGAAAGCTCATAAATGAAACGGTAAACGCTTTTGAGTGTGCGGGAGCGGCATTCTACAACGAGCTTATACTTGTCAATGTTGCGGGCAGTCTTCCGATAAGAGCAGCCTCCACTTTCAAGAGTAGAAAAATAAGCAAATGTCATCAAAATGTGCTTGTGTTCTACAAGGGTAACACAAAGAAGATAAAGAACAAATTTCCCGATAGTGATTTTTCGGAGGAGGATTTTGATTTTGAAAGTTTAACGCAATAAACTAACGCACTGCAATGGCAAAAGGAAGACGAAAAGACGAAGTTGAGACCGATAGGCAGATAATAATGCCGCTGTATTTCAAGGGGCATACACTCAGGGATATAGCTGCTCGTTGCACGGCACAGACAGGCAGGTACGTATCGCACATAACGGTACGAGCCGATATAAAGAATATGCTCGAAGACTTTCGCCGTGAACGCAACGATATGATAGAGTACAACCTGACAATCGAGCTGGAAAAGATAAATGTGCTCGAACTCGAATATTGGCAGGGGTGGGAGAAATCTAAGACTGACATACGACAGAAGTCGCTGAAAAGACGCAATGCACCAGAGAGCAAGAGCAATAACTATATCGAACAAAGTGAAACCGAAATGGTGAATATGGGCGACCCTCGTTATTTGGCAGGAGTGCAGTGGTGTATAGAGATAAGGTGTAAACTGCTCGGCATAGAAGCTCCTAAACGTGTAGACGTAACAACGGCGGGAGAAAAGATAGAATTTAAGGGATTTAATTTTTTACCGTATACGAAATTGGAGGGCAAGTAATATGAAGGTAGGACAGAGGATATTGAGTGTAAGTGCCGACGGGTTCGAAGAACTTCGGCAGCTCGGGCTGTTGCGGTATAATGCGGGCAGGGATATAGAGATATACGACTACTATCTGAGCGAGGTGGATATAACGGGCAGCCGTATGCAGGCACAGACGAACTGTGCGATGAGATACAACCTATCCGAGAAGGCTATACAGGTGATAGTGTATGGGTTTGAGAATAGACTGCGGGGTACATTTAAGCAAGGGTAAAAGGATATGAATGTACTAAGAGATAGTCGGAGGAAAGCCGCCGAGCATTGCCGTAGTGTTTATGAGGTCTCTGTTTTTTTTCTCCGCATCGGAAGTATTGTTGCTGTATCGAACTTTGGTTACCATAATCAATACAAGCATAGTAATACCTGTGGCAGTAAAAACGACCTCTGCTCCGTCCCACTCCATAAGGGAAAGAACAATGGTTGATATTGTAGTCGTAATTACTATAAGAGCCAAATATCCGATAGCCGTTTTATTTTCCTTTTTCATAGTGCAAATGTACAAATAAATTTATAAACTACCAAACATTTAACAAAAAAAAATACATCAAAAAAATGAGCGACGAAAAGAAGGTATTAATCGATGTAGACATAAAGGCGACCGAAGCGTTGAAGGAACTTGCCGAGCTCCGTATAAAAGCGGACGAGCTGAAAAAGGCACAGAAGGAACTTGACGTATCGACCGAAGAGGGACGGACGCAATATGAGGCACTTGGGCAGCAAATAAAGGCTATCAACGCCGTAGCTAACGAAAGGCAAAAGACAATACAGAGCGAGATAAAGAAGCAGAACGAACAGAAGGGAAGTCTCAACCGGTTGAAATCTGAACTATCGACGATGACAGCTCAGTACGGTAAGCTATCCGAAGCCGAACGCAACTCGGCACGTGGGCGAGAGTTGCAGAAGTCTATCGGCGAGACATCGGCGAAGTTATCGGAAGCGGAGCAGTCGCTTGGAGACTTTCACCGACAGGTAGGTAACTACGAGGTGGCTACCAAAGGGTTACGAACACAGGTAAAGGAGCTTACAGAAGAACTCGTCAATATGAAGCTTGCGGGGAAAGATGGCACGGCAGAATATAAGGCTATGGCTGAGCAATTGGCTCAATTCAAAGATGCTATGGGAGATGTAACGAAAGAGACGGGTAATTTGGCAAATGACACTCGGAAACTCAGCACGGCATCTGAATCTGTTGGTCTTTTGACTGCTACATTTTCTTCCTATCAGGCTGTTATGGGATATACCAATGAAGAGATGAAAGATTATGCCGAGATAATGAAGAAGTTGCAAGTAGCTGCTATCGCTCTGGCAGCGGCAACACAATTTCAGAATGTATTACAAAAAGAAAGCAATATATATCAATTTGCGGCATCTCTGTTAGATAAGATACGATACAAAGACCACGTCAGGACTTTGGCAGCAAAGGTAGCAGACAACAAGGCAACCGCCACGAACATTGTGATGACTAAGCTATGGGCTGCGGCTCAATGGTTGCTTAATATAGCTATGAATGCGAATCCTGTATTCCTCCTAATTACAGGTGTTGTAGCTCTGGGAGCGGCTATATTTGCATTATATAAAATATTAAGCAAGGCAACAGCCGAACAGGAACTCGCCAACAAAACACAAGCAGCATACGAGCAGCAGGTAGAGCGGACAGCAGCGGCAATAGACAAGCTAAACAATGCAGAGAAGAATGCGAGCAATGAGCGACAAAACAGACTACGAGCCGAGATATCTACAATGCAGGCAAACGGAGCTACGGCAGAGCAGATAGCACGGGTAAAGGCAAAAGGCGAACAGGATATTCGGGACATAGCAATAAAGGCAAGCAAAGACAGAGAGCTGGCACAATATAAGGAATATACCGCCTCAATGGCTAATATAAAGGCACAGCGGGCATATCTGAATACGCTCGAGGTAGGTAGCAAGAAGTATAAAGAGCAAGCTAAAAACCTCCAAGAGCTTATAAAAGCACACAACGACCTCGCCCGCAGTATCAACGATGAGCGACAGAAGCAGATAGACCTCAATCTGAAAAGTCAAGAGGAGGCAGCAGCCCGACGAGCCGAAGACATAAAAAAATACCGAGAAAACGCCCTGAAAGCACTCGACAACCAACGCAGGTTGCAAGAGGAGCAAAACAAGGTAATAGAGGTAGGCAGGGCGAAAGACTTCGACACCGAGCAGAAGTGGCAGGTGAAAATGTTCGAACAGGCACAGGAATATGAGCGTAAGAAGCTCGCAATGCAATTGCAGTTCGGGCAGATAACACGTGCCGAATACGACAATCAAAATAAGATACTCGAAGCACAACAAAAGACATTCGACAGTAACAGGTTGGCAGACCTGCAAGCACATTTCGCCGAGCAACGCAAACAGATAGTCTCGCTTGTAGGGCAAAATGTAGAGGAGCAGGTGCGAGCGACGAAAGAGCGATATGCGAAAGCACGCAAGGAGTTGCAAGATATGGCGGAGCCTGTACGTCTCATAGGCGAAACCGATGAAGACTTTGCCAAACGCCTCAATGAATATAAGACCTTTATGCTCAATAAGGCAATAATAGAAAAAGATCTCGAAGAGAAAGAGGCAAAAGAGATAGCGGAGCTGCGGCGAAATAACATCGAAAAAATGATGTCGGAGCAATACGCTGCGGACCTACTGCGATATACCGACAACGAACGAGAAAAGACAAAGGTAACAATAGAGCAACTGACGGAGCAGATACGGCTAAAAAAGGAAGCAAACCTATCGGTATACGAAGATGAGGCGAAGCTAAGAGCTGAGCAAGCCAAATTGAATAATATTGCCCTAAATGCCGAGCTGATAAAAGCGGCGGGCAACGAGGAAGCTAAATTCAATCTAAAAAAAGCAGCGATAGAAAAGGAGCTGGAACTATACAAAGACAATGCCGACAAACAGGTAGAGCTGGCAGCAAAGCTCGCCGAACTCGAACGAGAATATCACCTGCAACGCATATCGCAAGCAGAGGAATATGCCAACAAGGTGATGGAGGGGCTGAATGCCATCAGCGAGCTAAACCGAGCACTCGGAGCGGCAGAGGTGCAACAAGCGGAAGAAGACAACGACGCTAAAAAGTCGGCACTCGAAGATAGATTGAATAGCGGTCTTATATCGCAGGAAGAGTACGACCGCCAGATTGCTATGATGGACAAAGACCTCGACGACAAGAAAAAACAGATAGCACGACAGCAAGCGGCAAGGGAGAAAGCTATGGCAATATTTCAGATAACATTAAATACGGCGATGGCGATAATGAAGCTATGGGCAAGTCCCGGTTTCCCTGCAGCTATACCGCTCTCTATTGCAACGGCAGCACTCGGAGCGGTGCAGTTGGCTACCACTATCGCTCAACCACTGCCAAAGGCACGACGGGGTATGCTAATTAAGGGCAAGTCGCACGCTATGGGAGGTGTGCCTATCGAGGCAGAAGGAGGCGAAGCTATCATCAACAAACGGAGTGCGGCGATGTTTACTCCACTGCTTAGTGCTATCAACGAGGCGGGTGGCGGTGTGCCGTTCGTGCCGAGCAGGTATTCGGACGGCGGTTTTGCTACACGTGCCGCAAGGCAAGAGACACAGCCTATTACGGCAAAAGAGATGTCTGCCGTATTGCAGGACTTGAAGGTGTACACGTCGATACAAGATTACAAGAAATCGGAAAAGAGCTACGAACAATATAAAGGTATTGCATATTAATATGACACAATTGCAGATAATAGAGAAAATAATCGATAGCCTCAACACCAGTTATAAATTCGAATATGAGGAGAGCTCGATGATGAACGTAAAAGCAGACGACTACAAGCGAGGCGATAGCTTCGTATACGTCGAGGAATTCAGACAAGGGAGAATAACCGAAGGTCGTTACGGCGGCAAGAGCAAAGAGATGAGGCTGCAAATATATTTTTGCAAATTTTGTGAGTTCCACAATGACGCAAGGCAACGTGAAGAACTGCGGGAGCAGATATTGGCGGATATAGTGTATCCGTTCATCAATGGATACAAAGAAGCGGGTTACGGAGATGTATCGGAATGGGGCATATATTATCCACTGCCTCGCTTCGACGGCAACGAAGTATCTGTAATGTTGGAGTTTATGGCAGCAATGCCCGTGTGTTGATTTTAATCGTGCGTAGTATTATGGTAGATATAAAAGGAGGCAAATTGACATTCGCACAGCGTATAGAGCTTGGCGAGATATTCGGCAACGGAGAGCTGTCGGAGGCAGAGAAGTTCGAGCGAGCTATAAAGTGTATATGCGGTAAAAAGCCCACACCGAAGCAATACGGTCAATATGTGAACAATTTCAGGGCGATAGTCGAGGGCTTACAGTATTGGTGTGAGGCAGAGGCTCGAATGCTACACAGCGAACCAACGGCAGAAGAGAGGTCGGCGGGGATAGAGGAATACAGTAAGAGCATCGGCGTATTCGGGACGGTGAAAGCGATAGCCAAGACGTTCGGACAAGACCCCGACGACGTATTACAGTGGGAGTACGGCAAGGTGTTTTCGATACTATATACCGACTTGGAGGACTACAAGTATCAGCGTAGACTGAATAAAGTAATAGAACGCAAATACAAATTCAAGTGATATGGTGCAGGTAAGAGATATTCTGCGCAATGAATTGGAGCAGCTGAAATCCGATATAATAAGGCGACACGAAGAAGCGGGGCAGGTAGCGAGCGGACGGACACGTGCCTCATTCGAGGTTCGAGCAAGCGACAGCAATGGACAACTACTCGGCAACTCGTACGTGGGAGTATTGGAGCGAGGACGGCGGGGAGGCAAAGTGCCGTACGACTTCAAGGACATACTGCTACGATGGGCAGAGGCGAAAGGGATATACTTTGCTAACAATACGGACGCACGGCGGTGGGCTTGGTTCGTAACGCAGAAGATACAGCGAGAAGGAACAACGCTGTACAGAAGTGGGCAGACGGTAGATATATTCACTACTCCGATAGCCGACTTCACCGAAAGACTATCAAAGCAGTTAGCGGCAGGATACAGGAGCGAAATTATTAATTCAATTTAAAAAAATAAAAAACAATGGCAGAAAATTATTTCACAGCGGCTTTTAATCCGTGCTACATTGAGATTGAGCCTAATACCGGTCTGACAGGAGAGACTCGACGGGTGTATTTCTCGGGCGAAGATGGCACGAAGTTCACAATCAATATGGCAGACGTGTCAGGTAAAGGAGTGGTGTATATCGACATATCTCAATACGTACGTCGCCTATTCAAATCCAATATAAATAAAGTCGATAATTCCCCTCTGTATGCAGATAGACTATTCCGCTACAAGTGGACTATATCGGTAATGAATGAAGTGCAAGAACTACTTACTTACGCACAGGGCACTGCTATTAATGCGGTGGTGCAGGTCAGTGAAGACCCCGACCTGACAAAGCAACGAGGTACATTTAGGACGGAATTTCCCGACTTGCGAAAATATAAAGGCTACGAGCTGACGGTCGGCATTATTCCCCCCCCTGCCACCGATGGAAGACCAAGTATAAACGACTTATACATTGAACACGAAGAATATGTAGACCACTGCATATTCAACGTTACCGGTCAAAGCGAATTGACGTTGGGTATCGAAAAACAAAATTGGGTGGGGCCGTTCAACGTCGTGCTGAAAAAACTTGCGGTGGAACACGTATTCTGTACCCCCAACAACCCATTTTACGTCCGTTGGATAAACCAGATGGGAGGCTATGATTATTGGATGTTCGGCAAGCGGCAGGTGTTTACGCATAAGACTGAGAACAAGAAGACATTCAGACCTTACATATCTAATATATTGAAAGCTCAGACTACAACAGAGCTATACAAGTTCGACGTAACGGAGCAGGTCGTTGTCGGGGCGGAACAACTGAAAAATGAATATTTCAAGCCATTGAGCAAGATAATACTATCACCGCAAATTGAATGGTACAATGAGAACACGGAGAGGTGGATACAAGTATATATCGCCGATTATGATTTCGATTATAATACTGCTAAGAGCAGTCAAGATATAGAGATAACATTTAGTCTACCCGACAAACAACTTCAATTTTAAATATTATGGATTACAGACTTTTAGTAAAAATAAACAACAAATGGCAGCAATTGGATTTAGGCGATGAGAAGCCATCGATGAATTACGTGCAAAACGACATAGGCGACCTCAAAGACCGCAGGAGCAATTACAGCCACAAGCTACAACTACCACTATCGAACAACAATCTGAAAGTTTTCGGTATGTTGGACAGAATAGAAGTGATGTCCGATATACCTAACAGTCTGCACCCCTGCTTATTGTATTGTAATGAATATGAGATAGTAGGCTCTGACGGGCTTATGCAGATAATATCCGTCAACAACGATAACATAACTGTGCAATTGATGAGTGGTATAGTTGATTTGTTCGAGAAATTAAAAAACTCAAAGATGAGCGACCTCGACCTTGGAACATTCAAATCTGAATACTTCTATTTTTTGCCAGAAAAATTTACGGACTTCTGTAGTATAGGAATAGCTTCTTTTCAGAAAAGGTTGCCTCCGCCCGATAATAGCCCGATGTTGGGTAATACACTCCCTTTTGCACATTTTATCAAAATCGTTGATAAAATGCTCGAAACACACGGCTATACTATGAACACCAATATTCGCAATGAGGTACAAGATGTTGTGTTGCCTGTTGTGGTTCCGCCCGAACAACCTAAAAACTACGGACAATATTTTGTCTTGAAAGCGGGTAATACTGTAAAACAGTGGCATACAAACGACAACGTAGATAATTTATATCTATGGGAACTTACGCAAAATTTATCTGGGGAAATGCACCTTGCGACAGATAAAAGGGCGGCATATTGGCAATTAAAAGCGAACCACACGGCTAATATCATAGTTGACGCCGAGATGTTAGTCGTGCCTACCGACAACCCCGCAGAAGCAACGAACATTCCTATTTCGATTACGATACTTAAAGATGGAGCAGAATTTCATAAAGAGTCCCAAAATAAAAAGATATATGTCAATTTAAAAACGTCCCCTTCCGCTAATACATTATTTAAATTTACTTATGATTTTGACAGAAAGGAGTTGTTGAAGCCCCGTTTGTATTCATTTACCGTTTTGGTGAAATTTCAAGTGAAAATACAAGAGCAGTTTAACATAGTTGAGCGACCGTTTTTGTTCTTGCCTGTCCCAATATCTTCGTCGCTCGGTTTTGACACTCAATTAAATATGCTCAAAGCATTTGTAAATACTTTTGGTCTTTTCATAAATGTAGATAATGAAAAGAAAGTATTAATAGCTAATACTTTTCAAAAAATAGTAAACAATAAAGCCCAACAAGTTGATTGGACGAATAAGGTAGATATGGGTGATTTTGACTGTGAATTTCACAATCAAAATTTTGCAATTCACAACCATATTCGCTTCGAAGACAACACAAAAGACGAAGTAGCAGATACGTGCACAATAGACATAAATGATAAAACATTACAATATGAAAAGGATATAGCAAAATTGCCATTCGAGGCAGGAATAGATGATATAGTTGTTGAAGATAGTAACATTAACGCTGCTTTTATTCCTATTATTACTAATTCGAGAGACAGCGAAAATAAGCCCCAAATATCAGTATCGGCAACTAAGCCGCATCTTTGTATATTAGGCGAACAGAAGCAGTATGATTTCGGTGCCGGGCATTTTTATAGAGTTGTAAAGCATTATAAAACGTCGGATATAAAGAAGTATTATGCTCCACTATTCGAAACATTGAAGCAATATCGCAAGATTACACTTAAAATGCTATTAAATCCACAAGATTTAACTATTGTACAACAACAAATACCTGTATACCTGCAACAATTCGGGTCTTATTTCTATATAAACAGCGTAAAAAACTATGTGTGCGGGCAGCTTGCTGAGGTGGAACTGATGAGGATTTAATGAAAAAGGTAGCTCAAAAAGCTACCTTTTGTTTTTCTTTTTATGAAAAATCGCAGTCATATAAAAATATCATCATTTATATCATTTTCCCACACATCTCCCTCGTTGATACGTTCGCAGATGCCCAAGAAGTTCCAAGCGTCAATGGTGAGTTTTTCTACTGTATCAGCGTCTGGTCTATGTCCGCTCAGAAATTGCACATCGGCAATATCCTGCTCGAACTCTTCGAATGTAGCCCACATCGTATCGAAGTGATTGAACTTAACCATCACTCCATACTCGAGGTTAATGAGATATAGCCAGTCGGGATTAGAAAGGACATTGTCTCCCCAAACCCAATGCTTGAAGTACTCTTTTGATTTTTGGCTTTGCTCCTCGTCTTTTTTAAATTGCGGTTTTGCAAGCTGTTTGCTCCGCAGGTAAAACTGAATATACCAATCGCAAGCCCTGTTGCCTATCTTAACAAGCTGTTCCGCTTTCAGTTCTGCGTCGCAACGAAAGCACATCAATAATATCGGATACTTTGTGTGTATATTGGCGGACAGCATTCCCCAGTCAGACATTATATCTTGATTGTCATCTATATACTGACTTCTCTCGATGATACTGCCAAAGTCGAGAACCTGCCAATAAATGTTATGGCGGGTCTCGATTATTATTTTTTCGTATCCGAGAGTGTTCACTCTCGGAACATATAAAAACTGTGGTATTTTCATTTTTTTATTAATATAGTAGCCCGCACCTCGACGGGCTACTACTATTATTGTTGTTTATTCGTTATCGTCGTCATCTTCTTTTTTCCCGTTGTGAAAGAAGTCCTCATTTGAGAAGTTTACTCCAAATTTATAAGTATAAACATCTTCCCTGAAATAATATATACCATTCGATATTTCTTCGGGAGAAAAAACAACATCACCGTACCTATCTATAATTGCAAAATCATCATTATAATTTTCAAAATCATATTCATAATGGTCACTTTTTTCACACCACGATAATATGTTCTCTTGAAAATCTTTTTGGTCATAGCAAAACGAAGCATTCCAAGTCAATCGTCCATCTCGGCACTCAAGTGTGCTCCAGTCCGCTTCGGTTTCATAAAAATTTTGTTCTCTTAGGTAGCTGAGAATTAAATCATATTCCTCTCTATTTCTCGCCACAATCGCATATCCATCTGTACTTACTACTTCGAGGTCGGCAAGCCCGGCAAATGCTTCTGGAGTTAAATTCTTAAATTCAATACCTTTAAATTTTTGTGTATTCATTTTTTCTTGCTTGTTTTTTACCGAGCTTCGCTCCTGCTCTTTTAGTTCATTATTTACAGTGCAAAGGTAATACCTTTTTTTGAATTGTGCAAGATATTAGATAAAGTTTAACAAAGTTTAACTGTTGAGAGGAGGGGGAAGAAATATTTACTCTTTATGTAAATGACAGTAGAATAGCTTGTAATCAAAATATGAAAGGTAACACGTCCATTTGAATTTTCTGGTGGATTTGCCAAAATACTGCACCGTAAAAGACACATCGACACTTGCATTGGTGTAGTAGTATTTTTCGTGAATAGCTTCTAATACTTTTTTTTTCTGTGTCCAGAAAGAACCTTTTTTCCAATTACGTTTAAACAAAGTATCTACCTCATCGAGCGTTATATCCCTTTTTTGATAGTTAGTAACTTTTATATCGGAGGCTATTCCGCCACTCAAAGCACCGTATTCTCCGTCGAACCACAGAATATCTTTTTCGTCGATACTTTTCCTTATGCTTTGTTCGCTACGTTTTAGGCTTTTCTCCATATAATCACTTTTTGTACAGCTTGTAATTGTCCATATAATAGCTCCAATCAATAAAAGCCCCATAATTGTAAAAATTTCTTTTCTCATAATACTATCAAGATTAATCATTTATAATACACTGCAAAGGTACTAAAATATTCCTAATAAAAAATAGAAACTTAGAAAAAAATACATATTTACCTTTGCAATAACATATTAAATAGTTATGGTAGAGATAGATATTTACAAGCCGATAGACAGAGAAGACCCTTTTATGTCGTTCTTTGGGTGGGACGATTTGGTGTTTTCGGCGGATAACATACACAGGGCGTTCGACGAGAACCCGACAGAGACGGAGTTCCGATTCAATATCAACTGCGACGGCGGGTCTGTGGCTGAGGGCTTGCGGATATACGACGTGCTGCGTACATCGGGCAAAAATATATATATGAACATAGAGGGAGGCTGCCACTCGATGGCGGTGTGTCTGCTGCTTGCTGCGGCGAAAGAGAACCGCACGGCAAACCCAAACTGCCGAGCTCTGATACACGAGGTGCGAGCTTGCACGTACGACAACCTGACGGCAGACGATGCACAGGCACTTGCCGACGAGGTACGGACAGAACAGGAAGCAATACTCGACATATATGTCGACCGCACTGGCACGGACAGGCAGACACTCGAAGAGCTGATGAAAGCCGAGCGACAGCTGACGGCAGAGCAGCTGAAAGAGTATGGCTTCATATCGAAGATAAACGTTTATACGACAAATAGAAAAAAACATTTAAGAACAAAAAATTCAAAAGAGATGGCAAAGACAAGGAATGAAGTGATTTCGGCTGCTGACAATTTTATGAAGAAGCTGAAAAACTTGCTGTCGGCTACTGTGGTAAACTACGACCACAAGGACGCAGACGGCAACGTACTATTCACTACCGAAGCCGAAGATGATACTTTGGAGGTAGGTATGGCAGCAAGCCCCGACGGAGAGTTTGAGCTGACGGACGGGCGTGTGGTGGTAATCACGGACGGAGTGATTGCAGAGATAAGGGAAGCCGAAGGGGGCGAAGGCAACAACGATGAGCTGGAGAACCTGCGGGCAAGAGTGGCGGCGTTGGAGGGAGCTCTGACGGAAGCCGAGAATGTGATAACAGACCTGCGTAATCAGGTAGGCAGCACGTACAACGCAAAGGGAAGACAGACATTGCCACAGGGCAAGACTGCACCGAAGACAAGTGCGGAGCTGAAGGACGAGGCAAAGGCTAAAATCAACAAAATGAAAGGAGGACGGTAAAGATGGCAACGGTATTGGATTTTTCGAAGTTTAGCTTCACAGCGGAGCAAATCCGCGACATAAACGAGCTGCTGTATGATGAGGTAATGCAGGCTCCCGAGATAAGCCTGATACACACGATACACCCGAACATCGTATTCGATAAGGAAATCGGATTTATCGGTGAAGGTGGTCTTGTGGGCGTAGCAGGTCAGGGTTGCGACCCGACGGCTCAGGATTGGAAGATAGGCACGAGGACGGTAAAGTGGACGCCGAAATCGTGGGAAATACTGATAGAGGATTGTTGGAAGGACTTGGAGAGCACGTGTGCGGTCTACGCCCTGAAACAGGGAGTAGACGTATCGGACTTCAGCACAACGGACTACTACGCAATAGTGGTACAGGTATTGTCGGTAGCTATCAAGAAGTTCATCGTACGCTTGGCGTGGTTTAGCGACACGGACGCAAAGAATGTAAGTGCGAACGGAGTGATAACGAACGGCGTCGATACGAAGTATTTCTCGATAATCGACGGCTTCTGGAAGCAGATTATAGCACAGACGACAGTGAATGCCGCTCAAAGAGTGGCTATCGCCGAAAACACGGGGGCAACCTACGCACAGCAGGAGCTCTCGCCTACGAGTGTAGCAAACTACTTGAAGGCATTGAAGTATAAGGCTTCGATGGTGCTCAGGAGTATGACGGACGCAATAGTGCCTTGCACTCAGTCGGTATACGACGCTTGGGAGCAGTACAATCAGGGTAAAGAGATTGAAAGCCTCTACACTAAGCTGATAGACGGCACAGAGACGTTGAAGGCTTACGGTATGACGCTTATGCCACAGCCGATATGGGACGAGATGATAGCGAAGTACGAAAATACGGGCACGAAGCTGAACAACCCGCACCGTGCGGTATTGACTACGAAGGACAATCTGAACATCGGTGTAGACAAAGAAAGCTCGTTCGAGGATATGCGTATCTGGTATAACCCCGACAGCCGCAAGGTGAAGACCGAGATGATGGGCAAGGCTGACGCCAAGCTGTACAATCCCGAACTGTTGCAGGTGGCAATATAATCAATTACGAATTACAAATTAAAAAAAAGGAGTAAAAGATATGAATTGTTCGGAATTGACACAGGGACTTGTAGCGGCAAAATGCAATTCGACAGAAACGGCGGGTGCGGAAGATAAGGTATATCTTCTGAACTTTTCGGACATCGACCGACAGGGCAGCACGGTAGCGAACAACGTGATAACGGGCATTAAGCTCGTGAAAAGAAACAACGTGCAGATGCTCGGCTTTGCATTCGAGACATTCGGCAAATCGCTGAAAGACGCAGGTGCAACATTCGCCAAAGGCACGTACAGCAATATGTGGCAACACAATGTAACTCTGAGGGTGTTTGTGAAAAAAGAGGAGTCGAAGACGTTCGCTAATCAACTTGCCGCGGGGGCAAAGATAGTAGCGGTGATAAAGAACCGCGCTACCGGTGCTAACGGCGAGGTAACGTTCGAGGCTTACGGATGGGACAATGGGCTTGAATTGTCGGAGAGTGCCAATACGTTGGAATTCGCCGACAGCGTAGTGTATACACTTACATTGAGTTCGCCCGAAGGTACGCAGGAGGGCTCGCTGCCTAAATCGGTATTCAAGACTTCGGTAGCAGATACCGAAACTATGTTGGAAGGACTTTTGACTGCATAGTATTTTATTATAATGATAGAGCGTTTGATGGCAATACAGGCACTACGTCCGCTATTCAACGACGGGCGAAGCCTCCACGAAAGAGTGCAACAAGACGGCGAGTTGCAACGTGAAATATCGGAGCTGGCACGGCACTACTTGGGGCGTGAGGTGAGGGGGTGCACAAACTGCTACTCGGACGCTCTATTTGAATTACTAACACTAAACATAGAAAGAGCAATGCAAAAAGAAGAATGTAAATTTAAATTGCGTGGTGGCAAGTTGCTACTCGACGCAGTAAACGGTGATGTATCGAAAGCGATGACACAGGCTAATATCAGCGATGAGCTGGCACTGTATCACTTGAAGACAAATCCGTATTGCGAAGAATACTTCGAAGAACTACCTGCCAACTGGAAGGAGATGGTAGAGGCTTTTGACCCTGAAACAATGAGCGAGGGGAAAGCAAACGCCAATACGCTTGACCCCGAACAATATCGGGCAATCATCGATGAGATGGTGGAAAACCTGAAAGGTGGAATGTCGAAGAACAAACTCATTGAAAAATTCAAAGGAGTTGATTTTGGTGGCAAGAACCTCACAAACAAAGAGATAAAAGAGTGTCTCAAAGAGGCGGGCAAGTCACTTTGATATAAAGATGTAGTAATATGAAGATAAAGACCTTAAAGACCGAAAAGCCATACGAAAGCCGCAACGATAAGTCGCTCGGCATACAGACATTTGGGGACAACAATGACTATCCGCAGAAGGTAGACCATATCGTACGCAAGTCGGCGACAGGTATGTCGTGTCTGAATAACTATCGGAAGTTTATACAGGGCAGAGGGTTTGTCGATAAGGTCTTTTTCGGGGAGATAGTGAACCGTAAAGGGCAAACGGCAGATTATATACTGTCGCAGATTAGCTCGGACTTGGCTAAATTCGGCGGTTTTTGTCTTCATACGAACTACAATGCGAACTATCTAATAACAGAGGTACAGTACGTTCCGTTAGAGCACGTGAGGTTTGAGGCGATGGACGACGATGGTAATTTTGACAAAGTAGCTATACATTGGGACTGGTGCCGTGAATTCACTCAGCTCCGCAAGTGGCGGAAGACGGATATAGATTTCGTACACCTGTACAATCCTAACCCCGCAGTAATACAGCAACAGGTGGACAGTGCGGGAGGTTGGGCACATTACAACGGTCAGGTATATTATTTTTCGAATGAAGGGGATAAGACGTATCCGCTACCGATATTCGAAAGCACGCTGACGGATATGAGTACCGAAGAGGGAATATCGAATATCAGTTATAGGAACGCCCGCAAGTCGTTTCTGTCGGCGGGTATGCTGATAGACAGGAGGAACGCCGACCAAACGGCGGAACAGGAGAATGCGACAGAAAAGTCGCTATTGGAGTTTCAGGGTGACGCCGAAGCAGGCAAGATAATGTATGTAGAGGTAAATAGCGATGACGAAATTCCTCAGTTCGTGCCGTTTGCGGTGAATAACTTCGATAAAGATTTCGAGGCTACACGTAAAGCGGTACGGGAAAGCATAGGTATATCGTTCAATCAGCCGCCAATATTGAGGTCGGAAGACGTGGGGGGCAACTTCGGGGCAGACCTCATGGATAACGCCTACAACTACTACAACTCGGTAACCGAAGTAGAACGTATATCGATAGAGAGAGTATTTGCGGACATATTCGGACATTGGCATAGAACTACGGCGGGCAATTATAGCATTGCTCCTTTGCAATATCAACAAACACAACTATGATAATTGATTACGACGACATAAGGGCTATACGACCGATAGCGGACAACATAAACGACACGAAGAGGCTTAAAACATACATCGACGAGGTGGAGGAGCTGGACATCGTGCCAGTGCTTGGGGCTCGGTTGATGAAAATAATACGAGAATACAAGGAGAGCGGCACTGTACCGCCCGATACAATAACGGAGGAGCAGGCAAAGAACCTGATGAATGGCTGTTATTTCACATTGAAGGGGTGTGGAGGGGGAGAAACACACTGTAACGGACTTCGGAAGGCGGCGGCATACCTCGTTTATAGCCGTTTCGTGAGGAATAACCCGACGAATGTAACAGCTTTCGGGGTAAAATTCAAAGATACACAGTACAGCGAAGACGTAGACGAAGGTAATATCATACGCCAATCGAACGAGGCATATAAAATAGGTACATCATATATTAACCAGTGTGTAGATTACCTGAAATCAATAAGATATATAGAAACAAAAAAAAATAAACGTAAGAAAATAAAGGCAATAGGATAAACAACTATGTTAGAAATCAAGAAACTTGGGGAAAAGACGATACGTATAGCAGACACGGCGACAGGACGGAGCTATGTGGGCAGTGCGACGTATAAGGCGAGCAGTGTAGGCGGTGATACCGTCTGCTTGCAGTCGATATACGAGGACAATGAGCCGGTGTTTGTGGCAAAGGTGGTAGATATTACCATCAACGGAGCTGCACAGACGGACGTAAATGCGTGTATGGTGGCACTTAATGCTTTCATCGGGTCTTTTAAGGGGGCAGCCGCAGGCGGAGGTGGCGGCGGTGTAAGTCCCGATGACAGTTTGAGGTGGTCGAAGCTTACAAAATCGAACACCTTAATAATGGACGACAAGGCGTTTAGTTCTTCTTTGTATATAGATAGCTTTTTTGCTACTATTATAGAGAGGACGAAGGTAAGAAATGTTATAGATGATGTTACGGTAGAAATCGGCAATGGAGATTTCTATACTCCTACTCCGTCGGGAGAAAATCTCGGAATAACAATATCTATGCAATTCAATAAGTTAAAAAAAATAAAATATGAAAACACAAACAAATCAAAAGGGCTACGGAAGCTATCTGTCCCCGAATGTGTAGACTATGGAGATAGGGCTATCGCCGACCACCCTAACCTCGAGGAAGTAACTATCGGCAATGTGATGAGTGCTTCTAACTATCTTGTTGCATACTGCCCCAAACTAAAAAAAATAAATGTACCTGAGCAATGGCACATAAATACCACAAAAGATATATATGTGTCTTTTAGGAAGTTGCCTATGCTCGAAAAAGACAGCATAATCAAAATGTTCAATAGGTTACAACCTATTACCCCATCGGGGCATATAGCAACTATCATCTTGGATAGGGACAAGGAGGCTCTATTATCGGAAGAAGAAAAAAATATCGTGGTAAATAAAGGGTTTGAATTAAAATTTTATTAATAGTCAGATACAAATGATTTACATTACAAATTTCAATGAATTAATTTACAGGTTTGTGCCGCAGATGTTAATGTTCGTCGGCTGCTTTTTTGCAATCGTAGTCTTCATTATCGGCGACTATTATAGCGGTACGACGAAGGCACGTATGGCGGGTGAGAAGATACTAAGTGAAGGAATGCGACGCACCGTTACCAAAGCAGTGAGGTACATCACTGTACTGTTCGGCTGTAATCTCATCGACCTCGTACAAATGCTTGCCATACACGTTATTAATACCGAAAACGACAAACACTTCTTTGTCGTGCCTATCTTCTCGATAGTTGCGACGATGTTCAACTGTTATGTCGAATATAAGTCTATCAGAGAGAGCTATGAGGACAAACGTAAGCGATTTGAGAAAGAGGCTCTTACGGACATAGGTAAGGCAGTCGATTACATCATACAGAAGAAGCACGAATTAGAGAGTATAAACGATTGACGTTCTGTTCATAATAACTATATTATTTTAATTAAATCTTGCATAATTGGGTGAGTAATGCCGTGAGGTTCGAAAGCCTTTTTTCGACAACCAAAAAAAAACAAAAAAAGATGGATAAAAAAGAATTGATACCGAACATTAGCGAGCATATCACCTACAAGGAAGCGACAGCGAGCAACAAAGCAAAGCAGCTTGGCATATCGAACACACCGAACGAAAAGGAACTACGAGCAATGAAGCTACTTGCAGATAAGGTATTTGAGCCTCTACGCAAGTGGTACGGCAAGCCGATACAAGTAACGTCGTTCTTTCGTTCGGCGAAGATAAACAAGGCTATCGGGGGAGTGCAAAAGGGCAACTCGGTAAGTCAGCACACGACGGGGCAAGCTGCTGATATAGACACAGTTAGCGACAACAAAAAGCTATTCGACTATATCAAGGACAATCTACCATTCGACCAGTTAATATGGGAGTACGGCAACGACGCAAATCCTGACTGGATACACGTGAGCTACTCGGAGATACGCAACAGGAAGCAGGTGTTAAGAGCCGTAAAAAGCGGCGGCAGAACCGTTTACTTGCCGTATAAATAAAGGAGGAACAAAGCAATGAAAAACATAATTATTCATAATATTTTACTGATGTTGATTGTGATTTCGATTTTAGGATGTACGCCGACGAAGCGTACATCCTCGACCGAAATTAAATCGAAGACGGACTACTCGGAGATAACCAATGAGTTAAAAACACAACGGACGCAGCTCGATAAGGTAACAGAGACAATGAGCAAGACAAAGGAACAGATTGCCGAGTGGCTCAATGAAAACGTAAACTATGAAGAGCAGAAGTACGACAGTCTCGGCAGACTGATAAGCACGATAAAACAGACTACAAACCGCAATGGAGGCAGCACGACAGTGAAGCAAGGCGACACGTACATATACGAGGGCGTAACGGTACAACAGGTAGATAGTATCGTATCGGCACAGATGAAGCGGTTGCGGTCTGAATTGGAGGCTAAGAGCACCGAGAAGAAAGAACCGCGGCGTATAGGCGTATTTGGGGGGATAATGATATTTCTAATGCTCACCCTCTTAATGTTTGTGTGTGTCTACGGGTTATATAACATCTGGGATATATGCGACCGCCCTAACCTTTGGCGAAAGTTTGTTGAGTGGGTGAAAGGTCTGTTTAACAGGCGATAATGTCATCGCCCCCCCTCCCGATAGTTAAACTTTATTAAACTTTATCCAATATCTTGCACAATTCAAAAAAAGGTATTACCTTTGCACTGTAAATAATAAACTAAAAGAGCAGGAGCGAAGCTCGGTAAAAAACAAGCAAGAATAAAATGAATACACAAAGTAAAAATTCAACGATTGTAAGATTAAGAGAAGGAGCGTATGGAAAAAGAATCTGGGCATTTTTTATTCCGCTATCTGGTAAAAGTTTAAAAGGTGATATGCATATTATTGAAAAAACAACTAAGCATATTACTATGATGTTACAGAGCAATAAGCCTATGTACTCATTGTTTTCCGAAGCAAAAAAAGATGAGCTGCGTCAATTGAATGGCTTGAAGCGTGCGTATCGGGTCATATATATTACTGACCCTCAATTTGGAAAGATAAATATTGATTACTCTAATAATACGGTAACAATACCGTTTACGAAGAAGCAACTCGATGATAGCTTTATTATCGGAGGTAATAGATGACGATAACATAGAAAGCCCACTTGAATGGGCTTTCTATATATTTTTTAGCAATGAAAATAAGAAAAGAAATCGGCGATACAATCGCAAGAATAAGAAAGAAAAAAAGGCTTACACAAGCGGAACTTGCCGAGAAATCAGGCGTTTCTTTGCGGGCTGTCGTCGCTATTGAAAACGGGAAATTTTCGGCAGGCATAGACCTGTTATATAAGATAGCTACTGCTCTCGATAGTAAAGTATGTATCATCGAGAACTCTCCAATGATCTTAGAATGAGACTTGCTATTTTCCTGTAAAATAGCTGTGCGATTGTAGCCGTCGGGCATTGTCTTCAGCAGCTACTTTTATATATTTGAGCGTCTGTTCTACTTTGGAATGTCCGAGAAGGTCCTGAATAAACTTAACATCGATACCTGCAAGATACATATTGCTTGCCCCCGAACGTCGTGCTGTGTGTGTGGTGATAAATTCGTACTTCTTGCGTACCTCTGCCTGCCGGTTTTCGCCACGTGTTTTGGATAAAATGACATCTTCGTCAATACCTGCGAGTCTGCCAAGTTCCTTAATGTGTTTATTGTGTTTTTGGTCAGAGATAGGCTTAGGTAATTCATTGTTGCGACGTTGCAAAATCTCACGTAATAGATAGTGCACGGGGATATATACCTTTTTATCTTTCTTCTGTGTCCAGATAGAAATAATGTCGTCTTTGAAGTTGAGGCTATCGATGCGAGAGTAGTCGGAGTGTCGCAGAGCTGTAAAGCAACCTATCAAGAAGCGGTCCCGCTCCTCACGGAGTGATTGTATAGCCCTACTCAGATTATAATGACGATTGTCGTATCCATTTGACAAAAGCAATTCTTCGGTAATATTAAGATTATAAATCTTCAATATCTCCTCCATAGTAAGATATATAGCATCCGTTTCTTCTTTGTCGACAGAGAAAGCCTCATCTTCGAACCCCTTAAAATCGTGTAGTCCCATACTCCGAGCCCGTCGCATAAAAGCTTTAATGTCCTTAAATAAAGAGCCTACATAATTTTTGGTGTAATGTTTATCGCTATTGCCGATAGTTTGGGATAATATCCACTTTTTGAAAGAGTTATAAAATACAATATCAATATCGAAGAAACGGAGCCGCATCCGATATTGATGTTCGTACTCTAATAGTTTGTTGATGGTAGTATGGTAATGCTTTATTGTGTTTCTTTTGCGGTCGCAGTCCTTAATATATTCGAGGATAAAAGGGACAAAATATTGTTGTTGTTCTACTTGTGAAATACCACCTGCATTTATATTTGTTTGGTCCTTGTATTTTGTAAAGTCCGCTTTTACTTGTGCCTGTGTGGGGGTAACAATACCGTACTTATTTATTATCTCCTTTATTATGTTTTCGTATTCGTCGAGTCTCTTATTAATGAAACCAGCCTCAGTGTATTCACGCACCAATTTACAGCGGTTTTTATCAAAGTTCCAATATTTAGTCAAAACAGACTCTCCTACCGACAGCCTATATTCCTGCCCCCTGTGAAAGACGTGCATTCTTATGGATGATTTTGGCTTGTTCCTGTTTGTGAGAAGAAAGTGTATTTGCATATTTGGAGCGAATTTTGGAGGAAAAAAATTTGTCAAAAGCAATATTTTTATTTATACCCAATATTAAATCCGACGCAATGCCCTGATTATAAACAAAACAAACCAAAGTAAATAAAAATAAGTACCCAGAGCCGGGATCGAACCGGCATGGAAGTGAATCCACTGGTGTTTGAGACCAGCGCGTCTACCAATTCCGCCATCTGGGCATAATCTTCCGAAAAAGACGATGCAAAGGTAATACTTTTTTTTGAATGGCAATAGCATTTCGTGCTATTTTTGCTAATTTTGCCGATACTTATAGCGATTGCAAAACAGTGAAGATTTTTCTGATAGGATTTATGGCTGCGGGCAAATCGACCATCGGTAGAGCCTTAGCCGATAGGCTGGGGTTCGATTTGGTCGATACCGACATCGTAATCGAAGAGCGTATGTGCAAACCTTTGGCAGAAGTAGTTGCCACACGTGGCGAAGAGTTCTTTCGTGGCTTGGAGACTGCTCTTCTCGACGAAATAATCGCCTCCGACAGTGGTAATATCGTAGTTGCCTGTGGGGGCGGTATGCCTTGTTTCGGCGATAATATGGCTAAGATGCTCACGCACGGCACAATAATATACTTGCAATCGTCGGAGGAGGCACTATTCGACCGACTGCTCGGCGACAAACAACACCGTTTCCTTATCGGGAATAAAAATGCCGATGAACTCTCGGAATATATCCGCACCACACTCGCACTTCGTAGCAGATATTACTGTAAGGCAGACCTTATAGTAGCCAACAACGGCACTGCTGCCGATTGC